CCCGACACGAGTTTCTTGAGACATCGGTGCAGCACTTTGAGCTTACTGGTGAGATATGGTGGCTGATAGTGCGGAACGCTGGTGGTACGCCAGTGGAGTTGTGGCCCATACGTCCTGACAGGATACGCCCTGTCCCACATGTCACAGAGTTTGTAGCGGGTTATATCTACACCATAGGGACAATGCAGATACCGCTCAAACGGGACGATGTAATCTTTATACGCCGCCCCAGCCCCATCGACCCGTACCGTGGGATTGGTACGGTGCAATCCCTCTTCCTTGACCTGGGTGCCGAACAGAGCGCAGCCCAATGGACAAAGAACTTCTTTTCCAATGGGGCCATGCCAGGGGGGATACTCCAGTTTGATGAGGGGATGAGCGATGCGGACTTTGAAAGACTGGTATCCAGGTGGAGCCAGCAGCACCAGGGCGTTGCCAATGCCCACAGGGTTGCAGTGCTTGAACGTGGCAAGTGGGTTGACCGAAAGTTCAGCCAGCGGGACATGCAGATGACGGAGCTTAGAAAGCTCAACAGGGATATCATCCTCGGAGCATACGGTATCCCTGCTTCTGTCATGGGTGTGACAGAGAGTGTCAACCGAGCCAACGCTGAAGCTGGGGATGTCATGTTCGGCAGGTGGATACTCAAGCCATTGTTGGAACGGATCAAACAGGCTATCAATGAGCGGCTGGTTCACCAGATTGATAAGTCTCTATTCCTTGACTACTCAGACCCACGGCCTGAGAACAGGGAACTCCATCTCAAGATTGCAGATACAGGGTTCAAGGGCGGGTTCCTGACACGCAATGAGAGTCGTTCCTTGCTCGGATATGGTGAGGCATTGGAGGGAGGGGACGAGTTCATGGCCCCTGCCGCTGCACCAGTAGGGTTGGGCCTGGACGATATGGCGCAGAAGGCGGCAAGCAACGTGCATGATGATGAGGTAAATGACGAAGAGGACTCGATGGAAGCTAACTGGGCCAGAAGGTTTCGCCAAGAGCGGGATTCGCTAGTGGCATACCTAGAGGAGATTGGCTGATGGATATACGCACCAAGATAGAAATTGATGACATTGACGGGTACGATTGGAACTGGAGCGACAAGTACCTGGGTGAGTTCGTAGAAGAATTATCCAAGGCGTTTACCGCATCGTTTATGGTCGAAGTCCCGAATGCGCCACAGGCATTAGTCCAAAGAATAGCTAGTGCCTGGGCAAGCAAGAAAGCCGCTGAATCCATTGTAAATATTCAAACTGTTACCAAAGAACGAGTCCGCATAATAATTAGCGGTGGGCTGAGAGAGGGGCAATCAATCCGATCAATGGCAAAAGGGATACGAGATGATTTCATCTTCAGTAAGAAGAGAGCTACAGTCGTAGCACGGACTGAAACTGCCATAGCATTAGGTGAAGGGACAAAGGATGCAGCCATACATCAGGGTAGGGACGAGAAACGCTGGGTAACGTCTGGAGATGCGTTGGTTTCTGATGAGTGCATGATGAATGAAGGGGTTATATGGATTCCAATAGCCGACCCATTCCCTAGCGGGGTTTCAACAATTCCGCAACACCCGAACTGTCGATGTAATGTGCGATACCGTACCAAGGAATTACATGATCCAGGTATGGGAACGATTATTGGGGCAGTTGAGAATAACATACGTGGCGACTTCCGTTGCTCTGGATGCAACAGGTTGCTTGCACGGAACGCCGCCGAAGGGATACGAATACACTGCCGTCACTGCAAGGCAGAGCGAGTGGCATAAAGGGGGGATGAGATGTTTGCTTGGATGAGAGATTTGGTGGACGGGTTCAAGAGGATTCAGTGGGAAGGATATTGCTTCAAGTGTCGGCGCAAACGGAAGATAGACAACCCGAAGACAGAAATATGGCAGAATGGTCGTGAGACTCGACAGGGCAATTGCGCCCATTGCGGGACTCACATCTCATTGATAAGTGGACAACGATTGAGGAATACATGATGGGAATAAGGCCGTGGGTAGCGATGCCGAAAGGTAAGATTCGGGTCTATGACGGGGATACCTTCTATTCCGAGATGCTGGACTGCGGCTGGGGAACTGCGGCAATCAAGCCGAAGTTCCGTATCGCACGGATAGATACCCCAGAGAAGGGATGGCGAGCTAAGACTGACCGAGAGCGGGAGCTTGCCATTGAAGCGAAGAAGTTCCTAGAGAAGATGATATTTGAGGCAAGCCAAGTGCTGGTCTATACCGAGGACGGGCGTGGCAAGTACGGGCGGTGGATAATCGAGCTTGTATGCGATGGAGTCAATGCGGGTGATGCACTCATAGATGCAGGGCTGGCGAGGCGTTACGACGGAGGAACTAAGGATACGGAACCCTGGTAAAAGTCTGATTGACAGACCTTCTATCTGGTGTTATCGTAGCTGAAATTGAATAGCCCAGAGGCCCGATGAGGCCCATTTGAGCGGCTGAGACTGCCTAGCTCTGATGGGCCTTTTGTATTTCCGCAGAAGAGGATGGTTATGTCACATAGGGCAAAGTTTATTAAAGCTGAAACGAAAATCCTCGACGAGAAAGAGGGTATCGTCAGTGCTATTGTCTCCACGGAATCCGTAGATAGAGATGGCGATATTATCAGACAAGATGGATGGGATTTACGCCATTTCAAATCTCACCCTGTACTACTCTCCAGTCATAACTATCATGGGCTTACCAATCAGATAGGGGAGTGGACAAACATGGAAGTAGTGGGCAAGGAGCTTGTCGGAAATGCCCGATACTACATTGGACAAGGCAACCCAGAAGCCGATTGGGGATTCTTCTTAGCTGGGCGGGGCAAGGCCGCATTTAGTGTGGGCTTTATGCCTGACATGACCCAGGTAAAAGAGTTGCAGGGAGACGGTAAAACCTCTTACGAGTTCAAGGCGCAGGAACTATTGGAAGTCTCTCAAGTGACCGTGCCGAGCAACAGGCAATCACTCCAAGCCATGAAGGGGATCGGGCTTGACCCTGTGATAGAGAGGCTTGTGGATGAGGTTCTGGACGATATGGAGCCAGAGGTTGATACCCTTGTTGAAGGCATAACGCAGCTAGCCCAAGACGATACCGAAGACCACGACTTGGCTCTTGCCGAGAAGATAGCCGACCTGGTAAAGCATGATGTTCGTACAATGATTGACGAATATCTACTCAACGTGACTCGGTTCTACCAGGAGCTTCCACCCCGCAAGCCATACAAATCACCTGACGCTGAGAGTATTGTCAGGGATGCAATCGAGGAATATCTGAAAGGAGCAAATAATGGCCGATAGTTTACAGACACAAGCAGAACTGGAATCGCTGCTCAATTCCCCAGAGCGGCTTGATGATTATGTCACCGCCAGGGCCAAGGAGGTTCTTGGTGATACCGTCAAGGAGCAAATGGCTGAGGCATTGAGGGATAGCGCAGTGAAGCGTCCCCCGATGTCAGAGGAAGCTATCACCGAGGGAGCCACAATGGAGGGCAAGGAGTTCGGTGGTGGTTGGGTAGGGAAGGATGAGGCAAGGATTGACCTGGCCCGTGAAGCCAAGGGTATGGACGGACAGTTCAAGTCATTCGGTGAGTTCTTGACCACGATGGCCCCAGGAACCATCAGTCGTGGTGGCTTCGATTCTCGACTCAAGGTTCTTGGCGAATCCCAGGGCGACCAGGGCGGGTTCCTTGTGCCAGAACAGTTCACGGCACAGTTGCTAGCTCTAGCCCTTGAAGCCTCTGTGGTAAGGCCACGGGCGTTCCGGCTCCCGATGACATCGCTCAATCTGGCACTTCCCACGATTGTTGACAGCACCCATGCCACAACTGTATTCGGTGGGGTACGTGGATACTGGAGTCCAGAAAGCGGAAGCTATACAGCCAGCGAGCCTACCTTTGGTAGAGTACAGTTGACTGCGAAGAAGCTGACCGCTTACACCAGCGCAGCCAATGAGCTTCTAGCCGATTCGGCTATAAGCCTGGAAGCACTCCTGATGAGATTATTCCCAGCTGCTCTGGCTTACTTTGAGGATGACGCATTCATCAATGGAGTTGGCGGT